TCTTGTGGGTGGAACTTACAAGGAAGACTTGTCTGGTCCTCGTACAACCATGGGTTACGCTTATTCGTCTCCAAGTGGTTCGAACAACGCCAATATTCTGTCGGCAAACACAAACGTAGTCAATGCATTCTTGCTTGATGGCGCTGTGACTGACGCAAACAAGAAGGCAATCGATTTCGATCCTGATTTGCTTGGTGTCACTGACTCCTCAGTCGGTGTATGTGTCTTCCAGCTTGACAATGCAGAGATTGCAGGCGACGGTGGAGTCGACTTGATTGACTTTGACAACATGGGCGGATTCCAACTTAGCACAGCTGCTCTGGGGACTATTGACGCTGCGTGCGCTTGCCTCGGCGCTAACGCCAATGCACAGATTCGTCGTCTGTCGAAGAAAGTGCTAGCCGCCGACGCCAAGGGGTCCCTTGATGCTACGCAGTTTGTTGTTACAATCGCAGGTGGTTCTTTGGATGCTGGTAATGTCACCACAACTGGCGGTCAAATTGCAGTAACAGCCGGCGAGCTTACCTACCCAGAGCGTGATAACTTTGATGCTGGTGGCGGATTAGGTTCTGTCGTTGGTGCGGTACCATGGGGACTTGAGGCTGAAGCACAAATCCCTGAGATCGACATCAAGGTTGACAGCATTGCTGTTACTGCTCAGACCAAGAAGCTGAAGGCTAAGTGGACTCCGGAGTTAGGTCAAGACCTTAACGCCTACCACAACCTCGACGCCGAAGTTGAGTTGACCTCGATTCTTTCGGAGCAAATCGCTCTCGAAATCGATCGTGAGATTCTCGCTGACCTCGTTCGTGGTGCTACAGCAGCTACTCGCTACTGGTCGCGTGCCCCAGGTCTCTTTGTAGACGTGAATGGCAATGAGCTTGGTGCATCTTCGGCTGCCCCTGAGTTCACCGGTACAGTATCCGAGTGGTACGAGACTCTCGTTGAGACAATCAACGATGTTTCTGCTGCAATCCATCGCAAGACTCTGCGTGGTGGTGCCAACTTCGTCGTCGTAGGACCAGAAGTTGCCAACATCCTTGAGTTCACCGCTGGATTCCGTGCTTCCGTCACACATGACGATGAGACCGGTTCTATCGGAGCAGTTGCTGTCGGTTCGCTGAGCAAGAAGTTCGACGTTATCGTTGATCCTTACTTCCTCCGCAACGTAGTGCTCGTTGGTCGTCGCGGATCTTCTTTCCTTGAAAGCGGATACGTGTATGCTCCATACGTCCCATTGCAGACCACACCAACTATCTTTGGACCAGACGACTTCGTGCCTCGCAAGGGCGTGATGACTCGTTATGCGAAGAAGATGGTACGTCCAGATATGTACGGCATTGTTGTCGTCCGTGGACTCCTCGGTGAGGAAGGCTCTAGCTAAATTTAGCTAAATAGTCTTTATACTATACATGGCCTCCCTGAGTAATCAGGGGGGCTTTTGTATTTGTGGGCAATAAATCCTTAAATTTTTTTCTCCGGTAAGTTTTTGAGATTCTTGTTTTTAAAGTTTTGGAGACTAATTACTGTAACTTGAAATATTCTCCTTTGAGCGGGGCCACTGCTTGTAGAAAGATATTGTTCCGAAGTGGCTGGAGCAGCATCATTGAATAGGACAGGTTATTGCAATAATAAAATAAAAAGGAGAAATTATTATGGGAAGAAGATTAGGAAGAAAGAGATTATATGCTCTTGAAAAGAAAGGACAATCATTCAGCGGCTCTATCGGCGCCGGCGTATCTGGTTCATTGGTCAGTCGCACAGTATCGCGCGACGGACAAATGGTAATCACAGATATCGTTATCGACCTGGGTTCATCAGAGGGAGCTATCAACGTTCCGGGCATCAAGCGCCTCATGCTTGGATACAGTGGTTCCACGGACGCCGGCGCAACGAATTTTAAGGCTGCACACCTTGGATACGTGGAACATTCCGAAAGTGGCATTGTCACTTTGGTAGAAGCAACTTGTTTAGAAACGCCAACCGGAGCGCCGACCAGGATCGAGCTTCAGTTTGATTCCTCGGCAGCTAAGACTTATTCGGGTTCTGCTGGGACAAGAGTTATGGAGCTGCCTACGGCTGCGATTGGTACGACTTCACAAATCGCTTATGACGCCGATGAGTTGGATGGAAACTACTTGTACCTTGCGGCCGGCTTGCCGACGTCGCCAGTCGGTACAGCGGTGCAAACATACACCGCAGGTAAAATTCATATTCGTCTGCACGGAACAATGATTCCAGACGACAAGTAAGGAGATATACTAAATGGCTAGTTCAGGTAAATTGAGACGTCTTATTGCTCAAAGACAAGCTGCTGCAAAGCCCGCCCCAAAGGTAAAGCCAGCCACCCCTAAAAAGGTAGTTGCTCAGCCCGCGGAGAAGGCACCAGCAAAAAAGGTTGTCAAAAAAGCAGAGAAAAAAGAAGAGTAATAGTAATCTAATACTATATTTATAAGCCCTCCCGCTTTTGCGGGGGGGTTTTGTTTATGAGATCACTATTTAGAGAGTAGGAGAATATATGTATGCCGACCAATCTTTCGCCAAAATCAAAAACAAGCGCAGTTATCTTAACATCAACTGGAAGTACAAGCCAAGTTACCGGCGCCCTACCAATCGGAGCCTACACCGGATCTGCACAATTTATTAGTGGCGCCAGCGCCCAAGTCGCTTATGTTTATAAGAAGCTCGGCGGCGATGTTGTTGACATTGAACTTACTCCGGACAATGTATACGCAGCATATGAAGAAGCGGTTCTAGAGTACTCCTACATAATCAATTTACATCAGGCAAAGAATGTTCTATCCAATGTTTTAGGAGAAGCCACAGGGACGTTTGACCACCGCGGCGAACGCTTAACTGGTGCAGAGGACGCAAGCCTTAAGTATCCAAGATTCACCCTGGGTTATTCTCGACGTGTAGGAGACGCCGCAGCATCAGCCGGCGGGTTTGGCGGAGACGTCCCGCAATATTCAGCTTCGTTTTCGCCGACTACGAATAACCAAGATTATGATTTACAAAACATAATCGAAAGCGCTTCAGCCTCCGGGCAGGATGATGGCGGTACAACAGTAGATTATGCTGGAAAAGTTGATGGTAAGAGGGTTATCATCACAAAAGTTTTTTATAGATCACCACGTGCTATGTGGAGATTTTTCGGCTATTATGGCGGCGTTGGAGTTGTTGGGAATATGTCAACCTATGGGCAGTTCGCGGATGACTCAACATTTGAGATAATTCCAACATGGCAAAATAAGCTACAAGCAATCATGTATGAAGATTCGATCACTACACGTACTTCGAATTATTCCTATGAGTTAATTAATAACAAGTTGAGATTATTTCCTGCGCCAAGTCACTGGGGCTCTTTGGGCGCTCTTTCCCGTATCTGGGTTAAGTTTTATATAGATCTGGGCGCCTACGACGATAACGACGATCCAAAGTCTGCGATCAGGGGTGTCAACAACGTCAACACACTTCCTTTCAATAATCTTCCTTACGAGAACATAAATTCTATGGGTAAACAGTGGATTCGAAAGTTTGCTCTTGCTGTTTGCAAAGAAATGCTCGGTCAAATTCGCGGTAAGTTTACGACAATGCCGATCCCTGGCGAAAGCGTTACTCTGAATCATGCAGAACTCCTATCACAAGCCAAAGAGGAACAACAGTCACTCCGAGATAAGCTGATCGAGATGATTAAAGAGATGGAGTACTCAGCATTAGCCAAACAAGATCAGGAGATCACGGATGCGGCTTCAAACGTATTGAAAATCACGCCTCTGCCAATTTTTGTGGGATAAGTAGCATATGTCAAATGAATGGAAAAGACCGAAAGCTCCCCCTCCCCCTTTATTCCTAGGTCAGAAAGAACGCGACTTAGTTAAACAAGTTAATGACGAACTTGTTGAAAAAATAATAGGACAGCAAATCCTTTATTATCCCATCGACATGGATAGGACAGATTTCCATGATTTATACGGAGAAGCGATAGAGAAAACTTTCTTGCCCCCAATCCGTGTATACGCACTTGTCGAATATACTGACTTTTCAACAGACTATATGGATGGAGTGGGAATTGATAAGACTTGGGAGATTAATATACATTTTCACAACAGGAGGTTAGAAGAAGATCAGAACCTCTATGTAAGAGAGGGCGACTTTGTTTTGTATGGTTCTTATTATTATGAGATCGTTAAACTTTCTGAAGAGAAAAAACTCTTTGGCCAAGTCGATTACGACTTTGAACTAACTGCGCGCTGCCGCCGAGCAAGAAAGGGACTTTTTGATGCTACCTGATAACTTTGATTTTGCTATGATGCCAGAAGGTGAAGGAGAATTCAGCTTAAAAGAAGTTGGAATGCTCTCGTCTACGATTGAAGACATTGATTACGCGATCGTGTCCTGGTTAAAAGAAGATCTAAACCTATCAGCCCAAACGAACGAGGGGTTTATAAATGTCCCAGTTTTGTGGCAGGTCCCAGAAAGAGCATATCAAGTAAAGAACGAAAAAGATCTTCGTGACGACGCCGGCGCACTAAAGCTTCCTTTGATTAGCATTGAAAGAACGAACATTACGAAAGATCCAGCTAGGAAAGGATCCTTCCAGGCAAACTTATATTCAGTAGAAAAGAATGGGTCCCCTGGAAGAATAGTGATTGCTAAGAGAATTGTCACTGATAAGACTAGAAACTTTGCGGTGACTTCAGGAACTAGAACAAACTCCGGCGGCACTCGACAGAGGTATTATCCAAGGAAAAACCACAAAATAGTAATCCAAACGGTGTCAATTCCAATTCCGGTTTACGTGGATATTGAATATAAGATTACGATCAAGACTGAGTACCAACAGCAAATAAACCAGCTTACAACTCCGTTTATAACTCGGACCGGTCAAATAAACGCATTCACAATGAAAAGGAAGGGGCACGTTTACGAAGGTTTTGTACAGCAAGGCTTTGCCCAAACGAACAACGCTGCCTCAATGGGTGAAGACTCAAGACTATATAGCACTGAAATTAGTGTAAACGTATTGGGGTATCTGGTAGGGGATGGGGAGAATCCGGACACCCCAATTGCAAGGATAGACGAGAATGTTGTCGAATATCAGTTCCCCAGTGAATCAATAGTGCCACCCGGCAATTTGAATTTGTGGGAGGATTAATCACTTCAGGAACTGAAAAGAGCTTTTATT